AGTTTGTAGGCAAAGAACTGATAGACGAACTCGAAGACCTTGGTAACGACAGCAACAAGGGCCGCGACGATAACTCCAGCTAAAGGCACAGCCATTATTCAGCCCCCCTTTTAACGAACAGACCTAGAACACCAAAGGCCAGAAACACCCAAAGGGCGTAGCCGGAAACAGTGGAGATTTTTTCCGCAGTCGGACATATATCGAGTGTCCAAGTCCGAGTGCCAATCGTTGCGGTGTAGGGTTGGCATCCGGTCATTGGAACCGGTTCCCACCAGCTACCGATCATTTCGCCGACTGTCTGCTTTTGAGTGGTGGCCGTTGAATCGAAGCTGCCATTCGTGAGGTTATCCAAATGCGACTGGTGCGCCGCGTCTGCTTCTGATTTCTTGCTATCGCCGTTAGCATTGGTGATTGCGGAATAGTCGCCGTCGCCCTGAAGTGCATCACGAACCTGCTTCTGTGTAGCCTCTTCGTTCATGCCGCCCTTGCATATCTGAAGGCCCGGATTGTTTTTGCAAAGATCAGAATTACTTGTTTCCGGTGTGGGATTACCTCCAGACGATGTTCCACTAGAACCGCCGACAGTTGTTACACCAACGGGGCCAGCTTGTCCTGCGCCGCCGCCCGATGATGGCGTCGTGGTAATGGTTTGTTTTGTGTCCTGAACCTGAGAAACGGGGTCTTTCGTATAGGTCGTTTCAATAGTTTTCGTGGAACCGTCCGGGAATTGTTCTACGCTTTTGGTCTTCTTAACTTCGGGCGTTGATTGAGTGGGCACACCCGGTGGAACACAAGCGATTGTTCCTGAGCTTGTTGTTAAAACACCCTCGGTCGGGGCGCATAGCGGTTTTTTTGGCGGCTCTGGCGGCTCATTAGATGCCTCGGTTTTGGTCGGAAGTGTTGAACTCGTACAGGGCGCGGCAGTGGTTACGATCTCATAACGCTGAATCTTTTCTTTGCCATTGTTATAAGCCGTTCCCGTAGATGCAGGATTTACGCCAACGGTACATTCACCGTCACAATATGAGCCTTCCAGTGTTTGCCCGCCAACGATGGATTTAAACCAAGCATAGGTTGGCGCACCTTGAGCACGCGCCTCGCAAGCATTTTGGCATGTCCCATCAGGATTTCGTGATTGACCCGCAGGACAATCCGGCCTTTCACAATTGGCCCCGTTTTGCGTGTAGCCGGTCAAACAACCTTGTTCGATTGAAACTGCGACCATACGTTCACAAGATGGCATGCGGTCGGTGCTGAAATAACAATAGTTATCCGTACCCATGCCACAAGAGCTATTACACCCCGCATTGCCGCCATTGGCACTCGCCTTGTGTGGCGCACACGCAGCCGAACACGCCGCATCACCAGATGAAAATCTCTGAGTTGGAGTCCATCCCGTGTAATAAACCGTAGACGTTCCAATTGTTTCCGCAAACGTTGCCGACGAAGACAGCAGAACGATAAGCGTGATTACATATCGCAGAATTGCCACTTTTTTTCACCTTGTTCCGTGAGTACCTGGCACGGATATTTAATGCCGCTGTTTTTAAGTACAACCCTAGACGGTTCGACCGATCCGACAATAAAGCCGTCGATTGGCGCCGGGAATTGCCGCTCGGGTGCCGCCATACGCACAAACCAGTGAGGGGGTTGGTACGGCGCTTTATTGTTGCCCGGCAGGACAATTTGCTGAGCAATGGAAAAAGGGCTGACCGAAGCCAGCCCCAAAACCAGAAGGGTTTTGTACAGGGCCATGATTAGACGGCCTTGTTGGCGCCCTTCTTGAACAGCTTGACGAGAACGAAGCCACCGGTAGCCAGTGCGACAATCGGCCACATGGCGGCCAGAACATCGGTCACGTTGCCGGAAATGGCGGTGAAAGCGGTAGTGGCTTCCGTCGGAAGGGCAGCATGAGCCGAGGCGATCATGCCGGTAACAAGGCCGGAACCGGCCAGCAGTTTTTGTTGCAGTTTGTTCATTTGAATTTCTCCTGATGAACGATTGGCCGGAAGCGGAAGTGCATCCGGTTGGGGTGAATCCCCACCCAAGGGGCCGCTCACGCAGCCCCTTGGGTGGAGCATCACGTCACATGGTTAAGGGCCTCACGAAAGCGGGTAATGGTGAATCCGGCGGCAAAGCCAGCCGCCCACGCAGATACAAGCTGCGCGGCGAGAAGGCCAATATCTACGGTGCTCATGGTCTATATCCCGTCTTGAAGCCCATGAAGGCCGCGAAAAAGAGGGCAATCGGCAGCAAAAGGCTCTGGACGGGCCATTGCTCCATAGATTCCGAGGAGCAGGTTAAGAGCTGGGTTGTCCCGGTCCAGGTGGTTGCAGCCGTCGTGTTGAGCGGACGATTGCTGATTGACCAGGTAATAAGTCCAGTGCCGGAAATGGTCGGGGCGGCGGTGAAGGTATTGATCCCCGACGAATCGACCGCCGGAACATCCTTGATGAACTCGGAAAGCGCAGTGGCCGTATCTGGAAAACAGGCACCGTTCCATGCGTAGCCCATTTAGGCGAACACCACACCGAGAACCAGCACCGACGTGAAGGCGAGCAGGAAATAAAGAGAGCCGCGCATCATGCTGCCCTCCGAAGCTCATCCCATGAGCCAACCGCCTGCGCGAGGACAACGCGCACCGGGCGGAACTGGACCACGTTGCCGCTGACCAGATCGGCATCGCTAATGCCGACTTTCCGCAACATGGCCAGGTGCCGATACCACGTGCGGCGACTGATGAAGCCCTTAGCGACGTCGAAGCCATCAGCCCGGATGTTGCGATATGTGGCAAACGCTGCTTCGGCTTGTGAGTCCGTGCAGTCGTTCTCCGCCTTGATTTTCTGTACCAATTCGAACCGTTCCATATCTTTCACCTCCACACCATCAACAAGACGCCCAAAAAACTCCATGAAGAAATCCACCAATTGCTGACACGTCAAGTCGTACCAGCACATTCCCTGATCGGCGAGGCGACGGAACCAGCGCGCGCCGCGAGTGTGCTCAAAGCGAAGCAGGCGATCCGCGAGCGCCAGATATGCCTCGTCCAGCGCCAATTTGCCCATTCGCACGAGGCGGCGAAGCTGCGGCCCTTTGTGGTATGCCTTCCCCTTACTCAAATCACTAGTGGGATTCCAATAAACCGAATCGCCGCCCCGGTGATCGTTCGAGGCTTTCCGCCGTCCGCCTTCACTGATCGACAACTGACGAAGCGCCTGCTTGACGCTGGAAGCGTCAGGAAGGGCGTAATTGCCGGTTATGTCGATCCGGCGGCATTGCCACTGCTCGAAGCGCGGCAGGATGGCCTGAAGCTCTTTGCTGGCCGCTTTGATGAGAATCCCGGCGCAGTATTGAATCTCCAGATCGCCGAACACGTTGACGCCATGCTCAAGGCTGGCCGGTGAGCCGCCAATGACGAGGTATTGCCGCTTGCCATCACTTTGCAACTGCCAGAACAGGCCAGCACTGTCCGACCGGAGCGCATCAACGTCTAAAACCTGTTTCGACCAAACAAGGCAGCCATCAGAATCCGTGCAATGGAGCGAATTGAGGCAATCACGAACACGTTGATGAAGCGCTTCATCTTGGATTTTCTCCAACGGCAAACGGAGCGTCAGCCAGTCAATGAGGAAGGCGGAATGGGTCAATTTGTCTCACCCGTGAGACTAAGTCCGGGTGTTACAAGGAACCCGGACAGAAAAAGGTGGCCCCCGACCGGCTCCATAACGGCACCGTCAAAACGGCTTTGGGCGGGGAGGGTGGGGGCCGGGAACATCAGTCGGTCAACTCGGCAAACGTCAGACGACGCGAACGGAAAGTGAACGCCTTGTCATCGGCAAACTGTGAAAGCCAGGACTCGCAGAGTTCGGGATCGTTGGACGGGAACGCCTGAGCGACGTAGAAACGCCCGGAGAGAAACACCGCCACAACGACAAGGCCTTCCGGGGCAGACATCAGGCAGCCTTGGCCGCGTTAAGGGCGGGCTGAGCCTTGCGCAGCCGAGCACGAATAGCGATCTGGTTGAAGCGGTCGACGTAGATCGAGGACGGGCAGAGGACGTAGGCGCCGATCTCGTACGGCTGCTGGTCGTCGTCCAGCGTCAGACGGATGCGCTGCGGGTGCGGATGCGGCTTGCCGTCACGGTCAAAGCCGAACATCCAAGCTTCCTGTTCG